GGAAAAGAGTACTTTATTGAAGGCATCTTTCTTCAGTCAGAACTAAAAAATCGCAACGGCCGCGTTTATCCAGAATCTGTCATGGACAGAGAAGTAAAGCGCTACATGGAAAATTACGTTGCGAAAAATCGTGCATACGGTGAGTTAGGACACCCAGATACTCCATCTATTAATCTAGATCGCGTATCTCACCTTATCACTGACCTTCGTAAAGAAGGTACCAATTACGTCGGTAAAGCAAAGATTTTAGATACTCCAATGGGTAAGATTGCTAAAGGTCTATTAGACGGAGGCGCTCAACTCGGCGTATCAAGTAGAGCGCTTGGTTCTCTTAAATTAAACAAGGAAGGCGTTCAAGTCGTTCAGGACGATTTCATGCTTTCTACCGCAGCAGATATTGTTGCAGACCCATCAGCACCAGATGCTTTCGTTAATGGCATCATGGAAAACTATGACTGGTGGTTAGATAGTGCAACAGGTGAATGGCATAAGAGATATATTGAAGAAGCAAAGAAAGAGATTAAAGCAGCTAGTAAATCTGATATTGAACGTGTAGCTATTAATCTGTTTGAACGATATGTCTCAAAGTTCTAAAAACAATAAATAAATAATCAATTAAGGAGTAATCTAAACATGGTCAAGTCATTACACGAAACAGCGAAGTCAATTTTGCTAAAAGAAGGTGGAGTTCCTTCTGTTAGCTCTTCTGACAATAATCCTGATCGCGATGCCAAGAGCTCAAACCCAAATATGGAGACTTTGCATCCAAAGACAAAGTATAGCGAACCAGATCCAAAGCATAATGATGCCGAAGACCTAGGTGGTGCTACTCCAACATCTACCGCTAAGGAAAACCTTGGTGCAAAAGCAGCAAAAGTAGGAAAAGACAAGAGCAAATCTGGTATTCCTTCAGTTGGACCAGAATCACCAAAGAAGCTTTCTGAAAAAGACGAAAATGATGACGATTCTGAAACCCTCGATGAAGAAATGGAAATTTCTGAAGAATTACAGGAATTCATCAATAATCTAGTCGCAGAAGGTTACTCAGACGAACAGATCGAGGAAGCAATTGCAGAAAACTTTGAATATATCGAAGAATCTGAAGAAGACCCACTAGATGCAGTCATTGCTGAAATGATTGAAGACGGTCTTTCTGAGGAAGAAATCGTTAATATTCTAAGTGAAATGTCTAAAGAAGAATCAGACGAAACAATTGCCGAATCAGTAAGAACACCAGCAGCAGAAGTTAGAAGATTTGTTGTTGAATCAGCAAAAGTCACAAACCTTGATGAAGACCTAAAGGTTATGTTTGAAGGGGAAGAATTCTCTCCTGAATTCTTTGCAAAGGCAAAGACAATCTTTGAAGCAGCAGTTAATTCTCGCGTAGAAGAAATCACAGATCGCATTCAAGAAAACTACGAAAATTACCTGAACGAAGAAGTAGCAAAGTTGGAAGAAGTTTATGCTTCTACACTTGAAGAAAGTGTACAGGAAATTGACGAAAAGGTTAACAACTACATGATCTATGTCACAGAACAGTGGCTAACAGAAAATGAAGTTGCAATTGAATCTGGTCTAAGAACAGAGCTTACCGAAGAATTCATTTCCGGTCTTCGCAACCTGCTTGCAGAACACTATATCGACATTCCTGAAGAAAAGGTTTCAGTAGTGGAAGAGCTTGGTAATGAAATTGAAAACCTCAAGGAAAAGCTAAACGAAGAAATTAGAAAGAATGTTGAATTGTCAAATACACTCAACGAAGCAGTTAGAGAAGCAGTTATTTCCGAAGCTGCAGATGGTTTGACAGTTACTCAAGCAGCTAAGTTAAAGACTCTTTCTGAAAATGTTGAATTCACTGATACTGAATCATTTGCTACAAAGGTTCAGACATTGAAGGAAAGTTATTTCCCTATTAAGACTGACAACAGCAAAGTCATTGACAAAGCAGAATCAGAATCAAATGGCAAAGCAGAAGTGCTTACCGAAAACCTAAACGGACCAATGGCGACTTACGTTAAGGCTATTGGCGGAAAACTACCAAGATAATTTTAAAGAACAATAAGAAAAGGAACTACAACTCATGTATTTAACAGAAGCACTCGAAGACAAGTGGTCACCAGTCCTTGACCACGAAGGTCTTTCTAAGATTAAAGACCCATATCGTCGCGCGGTTACTGCTATCATTCTTGAAAACCAGGAAGTTGCAATGGCAGAAGAACGCAGACAACTAAATGAAAGTGCACCTACAAACTCTGGTGGTGGTCTTGGTTCTGGAACCAACGTTGGTTCTTACGACCCAATTCTTATCTCTCTAGTTCGCCGTGCTCTTCCAAACCTTATTGCTTATGACGTTTGCGGTGTTCAGGCTATGACTGGTCCTACCGGTCTAATCTTCGCAATGCGTTCTAAGTACAAGACAATGGGTGGAACAGAAGCTCTATTTAACGAAGCAAATACAGCATTTTCATCTACCAACGCTCTTGGTGCTAACGGTAACGTTTCCACCGGTTACGCAAACACAGACCCTGTTTATGACCTTTCAAGCGCAGGTGCTTACGGTCTAGGACGTGGTATGACTACAGCTCAGGCTGAAGCTCTTGGTGACGTTTCAACAAACCAGTTTGCTGAAATGGCATTCGCAATTGACAAGGTCACTGTTACTGCTCGCAGCAGGGCGCTAAAAGCAGAATACACCATGGAACTTGCACACGACCTTAAGGCAGTTCACGGCTTGGATGATGAAACAGAATTGGCAAACATTCTGTCAACAGAAATCCTTGCTGAAATCAACCGCGAAGTTGTTCGTTCTATCAACATCACTGCTGTTGCTGGCGCTCAGGATAACGTAACTACTGCCGGCGTTTTCGACCTTGACACCGACTCAAACGGTCGTTGGTCAGTTGAAAAGTTCAAGGGTCTTATCTTCCAGATCGAACGTGAAGCTAATGCTATCGCAAAGGCAACACGTCGTGGTAAGGGTAACGTTCTGATCGTTTCTTCAGACGTTGCATCAGCTCTTGCTATGGCAAAGGTTCTTGACTACACACCTGCTCTAAGTGCAGACCTACAGGTTGACGACACCGGCAACACCTTTGCTGGTACAATCCACGGCAAAATCAAAGTTTACATCGATCCTTACTTCGGTGGTTCTGCAAACGGTAACGAACTTGTAACAGTTGGTTACAAGGGTTCTTCACCATTCGACGCTGGTCTATTCTATTGCCCATACGTTCCTCTACAGATGGTTCGTGCAATCGGCCAGGATACATTCCAGCCAAAGATTGGTTTCAAGACCCGTTATGGCATGGTTGCTAACCCATTTGCTACAACCGCTGGTGATGGTTCTGTCGCAAGCCGTATCACAAATGCTAACAACGCAAATATATATTACCGGATTTTCCGCGTAACCAACCTTTCATGATTTGCGTAATTTCACTAAAAATGTGAAGTATATTACGCATAAAATACCATAATAGAACATAAATACTCCCGTAAGACCTACAGTTTTATGGGAGTATTTTTATGGAAAAAACTGAGTATCTTATCTCACGTGGATATATACCAGTTCGCAATAAACTTAAGTTGGCAAAGGAACTTTTTCGTAAGGACCAGGAAAGACTAAATAAAAAATAATAATAAACATCACTACCAACTTGGGAGGGGGAGAAATCCCCCTCTTTTTTATTGCATAAATATAGGGTATAACACATAGGATCAACCCAATGACAGCAAGATCACCATTGACTGAAGTTCCAGTAAATACTAGTTTCCTCCAGTCAACTAAGTTTCAGTTTAGTTTTCCTACTCTGCCATTCTTGAGATATTTTGTTCAGGGTCTATCTATTCCTGGTGTATCAACTACAGCACCATCTGTTCCTTCTCCATTTGCTACAATGTATCGTCACGGTGATACATTGGTATTTGATCCACTGACTGTTACAGTTGTTATCGATGAAGACCTGAGAGTTTGGGAAGAAACATACAAATGGTTAGTTGCATTAACCAAACCACAAAATTTCCGTCAGTACATTAGAACAATCAATGGAAATGAAACACCATACCATGATGGTATCCTAACTATGCTGACCAATGCAAACATTCCCAATATTCGATACAAGTTTACCTTCTGTCACCCACTTTCTATCAGTGCAATTCAGTTCACTCCTTCCGATTCTGCGGACGTTATACTGACAGCAGATATTGTTTTCAGATATGATCAAATGGAAATAGAAAGATTACCAATTACTAGTTGACATACTGTCTGGAATACTGTATAATTAGACTTTAATGTTGAAAGGTGACACATGATTCCTCCAGTTAAGATTGACGATTTGATGGTGATGTGGGAAAAGGATGCAAAGGTGGATCCACTTGATCCTGGAGCATCTATGGCAGACATTCCCAGACTCCATGCAAAGTATCTCCGAATACTTACCTACCACAATCTCATGGTAAAGAAGTACAACAAAGAATTCAATGAATTGAAAAAGGTAAAATGGGAATACTACAACGGTGATCTGAATAATCCGGAAGACTTAAAGAAGCATGGCATGGAACCACAACTGAAGAAAATTCTAAGGCAGGATATTCAACTATATATTGATGCAGACAAAGACTTGAATACTGCATTGGCAAGAAAAGCAAACAATCAGGAAATTGTGGATGCCTGCACATATATCCTGAAAGAGTTACATAGCAGGACATTTCAAATAAAATCCATAATCGAATGGACAAAATTTACTGATGGAACATAAGTGAAAATAAGAATAGTAAACGTAAACGAATCATACATCAAAGTGAATTGTGAACCAAGCATTGCTTATGAAATAAGTGATGCTTTTACCTTTATGGTTCCAGGAGCACATTTTTCACCAAAATATAGATCGAGAATTTGGGATGGTAAAATCCGATTGTTCTCAGTAGCAACAGGACTTCTATATAGAGGTCTTGTGCAGAAGCTTATCAACTTCTGTGTTGATAGAGATTATGAATACGTTTACGACAATGAGTCTTACGATACTGAATTTTCCTTAAAGGAAGCGGAAGAGTATATCAAGAAACTGAATCCGGTACATGATGCAAGAGACTATCAGATTGATGGTTTCATGCACGCAATCAGGATGGGTCGTTCTATTATGCTTTCTCCGACTGCATCTGGTAAATCATTTATCATCTACCTGATTGTCAATTACCTACTTGAAAAGCAAGGACACGAAAGAGGTCTGGTTATTGTTCCCAAAATTTCATTGGTTAAACAGTTATATACAGACTTTGAGGATTATTCAGTAAACAATAAATTCGACACGGAGAAAATGTGTCATAAGATATACCAAGGGGCAGACAAAAAGTCTACTAAACCAATAACTATTTCCACTTGGCAATCAATTTACACCCTACCTAAGTCTTACTTCCACCAATTTGATTTTGTCATTGGTGATGAAGCACATGAATTCAAAGCAAAGTCTTTGATTCACATTATGACCAATCTCGAAAATGCTTCTTTCAGACTTGGCACCACAGGAACACTTGATGGCACCAAAACTCACGAATGGGTTTTGGAAGGTCTGTTTGGTCCCACAAGACGTGTCATTTCCACCAAGGAATTGATGGATCAAAAGCATGTTGCAGACTTCAATATCAAATGCTTATTGCTGAAGCATCCTGAAGAAGCATGTAAGGCTGCAAAAAAGTTTAGTTATCAGGAGGAAATGGACTACATTGTAAGGAATGAAAACAGAAACAATTTCATCAAGAACCTTGCATTGTCCTTGAAAGGTAACACTCTCATACTATATCAATATGTGGAGAAGCACGGAAACATACTATTCAATCTTATAAATAGTGAAAATAAGGGCAGGAAGGTATACTTTGTTCATGGAGGAACA